GCACAGACGAAAAAACCGCCCTTTGTTTTGTCCCACATGAACCAGACTCAAATCGAACACCTCCCGCTGGACCGCTTGGTCCCCTACGCCAACAACGCCCGCACCCACTCGGACGAACAGGTGGCCCAGATCTCTGCGTCCATCCGCGAGTTCGGGTTCACCAATCCCGTGCTCGTGACGGCGGACGGCACCATCATCGCCGGGCACGGTCGCGTCATGGCGGCTCGCAAGCTCGGGCTGACGGAAGTCCCGTGCATCCGCTTGGAGCATCTGACTCCCAACCAGGTGAAGGCCTACGTCCTCGCCGACAACCGCCTCGCGTTGAACGCCGGGTGGGACGAGGAGCTGCTCAAGGTGGAGATCCAGTCGCTCGACGAAGCGGGCTTCGACACTTCGCTCCTCGGCTTCGACGCTGACGAGCTGGAGGCCTTCCTCGGTGACGGCCTTGAGGGTGTCGCGACTTCGGAGTCTGGTGCGCTGAGCGAGCGGTTCGGCTTCCCGCCCTTCTCGGTGCTCAACGCTCGCGAGGGGAAGTGGCAGGAGCGCAAGCAGTCCTGGCTAACGCTCGGCATCGCCTCCGAGGTGGGGCGTGATGACTCGCTGGTGTTCGACGTGTCGGCCCAGCCCGTTGGGACCTACCAACTCAAGAACGCCTACGACGAGAAACTCGGACGCAAGAGCGAGTGGTCGGAGTTCGCCGCCGCCCACCCCGAGGCCATCAAGCAGGGCGGGACGTCCATCTTCGACCCGGTGCTGACGGAGCTCTGCTATGCGTGGTTCTGCCCGGAGCATGGTGACATCCTCGACCCGTTCGCTGGCGGTTCCGTCCGTGGCGTCGTGGCCTCCCGCATGGGTCGCAACTACGTCGGCGTGGATCTCCGTGCGGAACAGGTGGAGGCCAACCGCAAGCAGGGCGAGATGCTCTGCGAGTCTTACCATCCCGTCTGGCACTGCGGCGACAGCCGGGCCGTCCTGCCTACGCTGGAGGGTTCGTTCGACTTCATCTTCTCCTGCCCGCCCTACGCCGACCTTGAGCGATACAGCGATGACCCCAAGGACCTCTCGACGATGGACTACCCGGAGTTCATCCAGGCATACGAGGAGATCATCGCCAAGGCTTGCTCGCTCCTCAACGAGGACGCCTTCGCTTGCTTCATCGTGGGCGAGGTGCGCAACGACGACGGCAACTTCCACGGCTTCGTGCCGGACACCATCAAGGCGTTCGAGAAGGCCGGGCTCCGCTTCTACAACGAAGGCATCCTCGTCACCGCCGTCGGCTCTCTGGCAATCCGCGTGGGCCGTCAGTTCACGCAGAGCCGCAAGCTCGGGCGGACGCATCAGAACATCCTCGTGTTCGTGAAGGGAGATCCAAAGCGTGCGACCGAGAAGTGCGGACCTGTGGAGCTGGGCGAACTCGAAGAACACCAGACCGAAGGAGGCCTTCCCAATGGTTGACCGCCGCCTTGCGGTCTACCTGTCCGGCCCGATGACAGGTCTGCCCGATTACAACTACCCGGCCTTCCATGCCGCCGCCCGTCATCTGCGAGGCCGTGGCTATTTCGTCTTCAACCCCGCCGAGTCATTCGACGGCGACACGTCCCGCCCTCGCGAGGAATACATGCGGAAGGACATCGAGATGCTCCTGCAAGCGGACATGGTCGCGCTCCTTCCGGGCTGGGAGAAGTCGAAGGGCGTTGCGGTCGAACTCGCCGTCGCCACTTCGCTGGGGCTTGTGCTCCATCCGCTTGAGGACCTGGCCTTCTAATGTCTGACGCCGCCACACCGTCGGTCCCCGTCGGCACGCTGGCTCGGCTGCTCAACCTCACCGAGGTCCGCATCCAGCAGCTCGCCAAGCAGGGCGTGGTCGTGAAGGGCGAGCGTGGACGTTACGACCTGTGGGCCAGCATCAAGGGCTACGTGGCCTTCTTGCAGAGCCGGAACATCTCCCGCCCTGGCTCGGGCCTAGCCACGACGGACGGCGTCGAGGTCGTCACCGGGGAGGACTACCAGAAGCACCGAGCCCGCCTCTACAAGGCGAAGGCCGACGCCGCCGAGCTGGAAGCGGCGTTGCTCCGTGGTCGGCTCCACGATGCGGACGCCGTGCGCAAGGTGACGGAGGACATGATCTCGTCCTGCCGAGCCAAGCTCCTCGGAGTGCCTCGCAAAGCCGCCGGCAAAGTCAAAGGCCTGACCGAACTCGCGGAGATCGAGGCGACCATCGAGGAGCCAATCATCGAAGCACTTAATGAACTCACCCAATACGACCCAAGCCGCTTCACTCAGCAGACTGTTCAGGACCATCAGCCAGCGGTGGAAGCCCCCGCCGAAGCTGACGGTGAGCCAATGGGCTGACGCCCACCGCATCCTGTCGAGCGAAGCGTCCGCCGAAGCGGGACGCTGGGACACCTCGCGAGCGGCTTACCAGCGGGGCATCATGGACGCCGTGACCGACCCGCTGATCTCCGAGGTGGTGGTGATGTCCTCGGCTCAGGTCGGTAAGACGGAGATCATCAACAACACGGTCGGCTACTTCATCGACCAAGACCCAGCCCCGGTGCTCGTGCTCCAGCCGACCATCGAGATGAGCGAGGCGTGGTCGAAGGACCGACTGGCCCCGATGCTCCGGGACACCCGATGCCTATCGGGCAAGGTGGCCGACCCGAAGGCCCGCGACTCCGGCAACACCGTCCGACACAAGACCTTCCCCGGCGGTCACATCACGATGGCGGGGGCGAACGCTCCGGCCTCGCTGGCCTCCCGCCCTATCCGCATCGTCCTGGCTGACGAGATTGACCGCTACCCGGCGAGCGCAGGAACGGAAGGTGACCCGCTCTCGCTGGCGGTCAAACGCACCACGACCTTCCACAACCGCAAGGTCGTCATCACCTCGACGCCCACGGTCAAGGGCTTCTCTCGCGTGGAGATGGCGTTCAACGAGACGGACCAGCGACACTTCCACATCCTCTGCCCCCACTGCCAGCACCCCCACGTGCTCCGTTGGGGCAACGTCATCTGGTCCAAGGACACGCCGGAGGACGCCCACTTCGTCTGCCCGTCCTGCTCGGCCCCCTACACCGACGTCCAGAAGGACGTGGCCGTCCGCCGGGCGGAGTCCCAGGGCGGGGGCTGGATTGCCTCGGCCCCGTTCAAGGGCAAGGCGGGCTTCCACCTCAACGAGCTCTACTCCCCGTGGCGTCGGCTCAAGGAGACGGTGGCGGAGTTCCTTGTTTCGAAGCCTTTCCCCGAGCGTCTCCAAGTCTGGATAAACACCGCCCTTGGCGAGACGTGGGATGCGGGCGGCGAGATCCTGGACGAGAACGAGCTGCTGACCCGTCGCGAGCGTTACGCCGCCGAGGTGCCAGCCCGTGCGCTCTACCTGACCATCGGGGCCGACACCCAGCCGGACCGCATCGAGGCCGAGGTCGTCGGCTGGGGTTCGGGCGAGGAGACGTGGTCGGTGGACTACCAAGTGTTCCACGGAGATCCAGACATCCCCGAGGGCCAGCCCGGCTCGCCCTGGTCCATGTTCGCCGACTACACCCGCAAGCGTTGGAAGCACGAGAGCGGGGTGGAGTTGCCCGTCTCGATGACGTGCATCGACACTGGCGGCTCCAACACCCAAGCGGTCTATGACTTCGTGAAGGCCCACAAGGGGCACCGCATCTTCGGCATCAAGGGCTTCTCCGGGGAGAACCTCCCCATCGTCGGCGCACCGAACCGCAAGCGGTCGGGCCGTAAGCAGAAGAAAATCGACCTCTATCCCGTGGGCGTTGACCAGGCGAAGAGCGTGGTGGTCAAGCGTCTCCGCATCGCCGAGCCGGGTCCGGGCTACTGCCACTTCCCCGAGGGCCGGGACATCGACTACTTCCGCCAGCTCACCGCCGAGAAGATGGTGACCAAATACGTGAAGGGCTTCCCGAAGCGGGAGTGGCACAAGCAGGAGGGGCGACGCAACGAAGCCCTCGACTGCCGAGTCTACGCCTTCGCCGCCTTCGTCATGTCCCCCCCGCAGATGGACAAGATTGCCTTCCGCATCAAGACCGAGGTGGCGGAGCGTGGAGCGACCCCCGTGGTCCAGAAGCCCGTCGTGATCTCCACCAGCGAAGCAACCGCACAAGACCCCGAGGCCCCTATCGGAGAGAATGCCACGAACAAACCTAAGCCTCGGCGGGTCCGTCGTGGCTCATTCATCAACCAATGGCGCACCTAATCTCAGGCGAGACATTCCGGGCCGAGTATCAGACGCCCGCCACGAGCGTGACTATCCGCTTCGCTGGACCGTCTTCGCATACCGCAACCCTCACCCAAGCAGGGAACGTCTGGAAAGCCGCCGTGCAGACGGAGGGCTGGCCCGCTGGCCTGTATTGGTTCGACGTCCAGGCACAGGACGCCGAGGGCAACAAGTGGACTCTGGTCCGTGACCGCCTTGAACTGAAGGCCTCGCTGAGCAATCTGCCGGAGGACTCCCGCACCGATGCCGAGCGCATGGTCGAGATGATTGAGGCCATGATGGCCGGGAACGCCTCCGCTGGCGTCCGCTCCTACAAGATCAACAACCGCGAGCTGGAACGCTACGGCATCGAGGAACTCCTTAAACTCCTGACCTTCTGGAGGAACCGTCTCGCCAAGGAACGCCGCAAGGCTCGTGGCGAGTCTCCCCTCGGTCCTGACATCCGCTTCCGCTTCTGATGGGCCTTTTCGATTTCTTCAAGCGGGAGGCCGTTGCCCCCGTCAAACCGGGCAAAGCCCCCAACATCAAGGTCGGCGGTGCTTCCCGCTCGCTCCTGCAAGCCGCTGCCGCCGGGCGGACGGAAGGCAACTGGCAGACGTTCCCCACGACGCCGGACGCAATCATCTATCAGGACCAGATGCGTCTGGTGGCCCGCAGCCGTGAGCAGTGCCAGAACAACGACCACGCCCGCAAGTTCATCCAGCTCGTGCGCGAGAACGTGGCGGGGCCGACCGGGTTCATGCTCAACGCTCAGGTCAAGGACCCGAACGGCAAGACTGATCTCCTGGCATCGAAGGCCATCGAGGAGGCCTATGCCGTGTGGAGCCGCAAGGGGAACTTCGACGTGACGGGTTCCCTCTCGCGTGCGGACGCCGAGCGTCTCGCCATCGGCACGTGGGCACAGGACGGCGAGTTCATTGCCGTCTTCCGCTATGGCAAGGATGCCGGACCCTACGGCTTTGCGGTGCAGTTCATGGACCCCATGCTCCTGCACCCGATGCACTTTGAGCCCCTGACCAACGGCAACCACATCCGCCACGGCATCGAGTTCAACCCGCAGGGACGCCCGGTGGCCTATTGGTTCCGCAAGCAGGAGGAGATGCAGATTGGCTACACCATCGGCTTCGGCTCCAAGTATGAGGTCGTCCCTGCCGAGAACGTGGTCCACGCCTTCGTCCCCGAGCTGGTGGGCCAGAAGCGAGGAATGCCCCAGACCCGCACCGCCCTCTGGCGGATGAAGATGCTCCAGGGCTTCGAAGACGCCGCCGTCACCAACGCCCGCATCGCCGCCTCAAAGATGGGCTTCTTCCGTGACCCGGACGCCGACCCGGATGACGCCGAGGAGATCATGGACGCCGAGCCGGGCACCTTCGGCAACATCGGCAACAAGGAGTTCGTGGCTTGGGACCCGGCCTTCCCGAACGGCGAGTTCGACCCCTTCGTGAAGTCCTGCCTCCGCTCGATCTCCTCGGGCCTCGGCGTGTCCTACAACAACCTCGCCAGCGACCTGACGGGGGTCAACTTCTCGTCCATCCGACAGGGTGCGCTCGACGAGCGTGAGGTCTGGAAGGGTGTCCAGCAGTGGATGATTTCCGCCTTCTGCGTCCCGGTCTACGAGAAGTGGCTGGAGTATGCCCTGCTCGCCGACAAGGTGACCGTCTATGGCAAGCCGCTCAAGTTGGAGCGGATGGAGAAGTACAAGGCCATCTCCTTCAAGGGCCGTCGCTGGGCTTGGATTGACCCGTCCGCCGACGTCGCCGCCGCCGAGAAACTGCTGGCCCTCAAGCTGCGCTCCCGCACGGACATCATCGCCGAGATGGGCTCCGACGCCCAGGACACGTGGGAGCAGATCTCCCGCGAGCAGGACGAGATGGACAAGTTGGGCGTCGTGCCGGAGCCCACCGCTGGATCTCCTATGGCCCAGCCCCCTCGCTCCTCCGCAGACTACGGCGGCAAGGGCGAGGCGAGCGGTGCGAAGTAAACGCACAAGATTTGCCCGGCCCATCGGATAAAATACACGGCACAAATGAACACGGTTCGCAAGTTCACCAGCAAGACGCACAAGCGGTCCTTCCGCTTTGACGGCCCTGTTGACGCTGAGAAGCGCACCATCGAGCTCGCGTTTTCCTCCGACGTCGAGCTTGAACGCTGGGCTGGTGCGGCTGAGCAGCTCAGCCACCAGCCCGGCGCTTGCAACCTGTCCCGTCTTAACGACGGGGCTCCTCTCCTTTTCAATCACGACCTGGGTAAGGTCATCGGCGTAGTCGAAAACGCCCGCATCGATGCTGACGGAAAGGGCCGGGCGGTTGTCCGGTTCAGTCGTTCCGCTGAAGCAGAGACTGTGTGGCAGGACGTGCAGGATGGTATCCTGCGCAACGTCTCCGTCGGTTATCGTATCAAGGACATCAAGCTGAAGGAAAGCCGTGACGGCTTGGACGTCTATGAGGCGACCAAGTGGGAACCGTTTGAGATCAGCATCGTAAGCGTGCCCGCCGACACCTCCGTAGGCGTGGGACGTTCGTTGAACACTGAAGACGAAGACGAGGACGAGTCCGACGACGAGTCCAAGCGCGTCAAGAACACGGAGGCTGGTGAGACGGCAGTGGACGAGGCCGTTGAACCCGCCAAAGAGCAGGAGGCTGAAAACGCCGACCTCGCCAAAAAGAAGTCCGAAACCCTCCCCCCCAACCAATCCCGAAACATCACCATCATGGAAAACACCACCCCCCCCGCTGACGGCCTCGCCGCCGAACGCACCCGCTCCGAGGCCATCCTCTCGGCGGGCGAAAAGTACAACGCTCAGGGCCTCGCCTCTGAGTTCGTCCGCTCCGGCAAGAGCGTGGCCGAGTTCAAGACCGTTCTCCTGGAACAGGTCGCCGCTCGCTCCGCCTCCGCCACCAAGGAGTCCAACGCCACCATCGGCCTGTCCGACAAGGAGGCCCGCAGCTTCTCGCTGACGAAGCTCTTCCGTGCGCTCTCCGAGCCGCAGGACGTCGCCGCCCGCAAGGACGCCGCCTTCGAGTTCGAAGTCTGCTCCGCTGCCGCTGCTGGTCGCCAGACCCGTGGCACGCTCATCCCGCATGACGTCCTGAGCGTCCGTGGCACGAACGTGATCTCCAACCTCAAGGCAACGACTGGCTACACCGGCGACGGTAAGAACACGGTCGCGACCGAACTGCTGGCTGGCTCGTTCATCGACGTCCTCCGCAACAAGGCCGTCCTCCTCCAGAACGCCACCATGCTCGCTGGCCTCGTCGGCAACGTGGACATCCCGAAGCAGACCTCCAAGACCACGGCCTCGTGGATTGGTGAAGACGACTCCGCCCCGGCGACCGACGTGAACTTCGGCCTCGTCTCGCTCCGTGCGAAGACCCTGGCTGCTCGTTCCGCCATCACCCGCCGCCTCCTGAACCAGTCCAGCCTCGGCATCGAAGCTCTCGTCCGCGAGAACCTCGCCCGCGACCTCGCTCTGGCTCTCGACTACGCTGGCTTCTACGGCGACGGCTCCAGCAACAGCCCGGTCGGCATCAAGGCCACCTCCGGCATCGGCCTCAAGACCTTCGCTGGTGCGAACCCCACGTTCGCCGAGCTGGTCGAGATGGAAACCGCTGTCGCGCTCCAGAACGCCGACGTCGACTCGATGGCCTACATCGGCAACGCTGGCTTCCGTGGCTACGCCAAGAGCACCAAGAAGTTCGCTGACGCCTCGATGAACACCATCTGGGAGCAGGGCAACACGGTCAACGGCTACAACGCCCTGACCACCAACCAGGTTGCCGTCGGTGACGTCTTCTTCGGCAACTTCTCTGATCTCCTCGTCGGTATGTGGGGCGGTCTGGAAGTCATGGTCGACCCCTACACCGGCTCCGACAAGGGCCAGCTCAAGATCGTCGTCATGCAGGACGTCGACTTCGCTGTCCGCCGTGCGCAGTCGTTCGTGGTCGGTTCGAAGCCCGTTGTCTAAGCGGTCTAGACCATAGCACCCGCGAGGGCCGGACATTGACTGTCCGGCCCTCTTTGTTTCTATGAGGAGCACAGCACATGAAAATCAAGATTATCTCCAACTGCTACATTGCCGGAAAGCCCCACCTCGTTGGCGAGATCGTCGAGCTCGGCGACCTTGCCGCCCGTGATCTCATCAACATGGAGCGAGCCGTGCCCGTTGTGCGCGAGGAGGCCAAGGCCCCCGAGGCCAAGCCCGAACCGAAGGCCAAGCCCGAGAAGGGCAGCAAGTAAATGGCCGAGGACCTCTCTCCGTTCTTCGCCGGGCTCGACAGCCAGCGGGTGACGTTCAAGACGCCGAAGGGTGACCGCCTGGTGCAGGGCTACTTCGACAACGCCTTCATCAACGCCGACCTCGGCGAGGCCGTGCTGGACACGACCGCCCCCCGCTTCACGTGCCGGGCGTCCGAGGTGGCCTTCCTCAAAGTGCCGTCCGAGTATCGAGGCATGGACGTCATCGTCTCCGGCGTGAAGTATTCCCTCATCCAAGTCCAGCCCGAGGGCACAGGCCTCGCGACTGTCACGCTCGCGCACGAGGAGCAGTAATCCGTGTCGGCGTCCGGCCCCATCACCTTTGACGTCTCCGAGCTGGAGAAGGTGACGGCGTCCCTGACGTTGAGCCCGGACGAGGTGAAGGAGATCCTTCGCCTTGCGATGGATGACACGGCGATGTGGGCGAACAAGGAGTCGGCGAAAGACCTAGGCCGTTCCTTGGGCGTCCCCTATCCGGCGATGCGGAAACGCATCAAGGCCAAGAAGGCCGGGGTCGGGAAGAACGCCCGCCTCTGGTATGGCATCAACGCCGTCGGCCTCAAATACCTCAAGCCCAAGCAGGACGGCTCGGGCGTCAAGACCACCGCCATGAGCGTGCCGGGGGCCTTCATCGTGCCCAAGTTGAACAGCCACGTCTTCAAGCGGACGGGCGAGAAGCGGACGATGACCAGGGGCAACTACCGAGGGCAAGTCCGCGAGGTCATCGAGAAGCAGGAACTAAGCGTGGCCGACCAAGCGACGGTCGTCCTTAGCAGCATCGTGACGCCCAAGGTGGCGGCCTATTTCATGGACCGCCTTTTCTTCTACCTCGACCGCTTCAGCGGAAGTGCTGAAGGAACCTCCCGCAACAAGTTTCAAATCAAATGAGCAACACCCCACAAGCCAACCTCTCGGCTCTCCATACAGCCATCACCGCCGCCATCCGTGCGCAGTTCCCTGATCTCAAGGACGTGGGGGCCTACCCTCGCCCCGGCGAGTTGGTGAAGACGCCCGCCGTCTACTTCGAACTCGACGGCATCGAGGCCGCAGCCGATGGCAACGACACCGAGCAAGTCCGTTGTGCGCTCACGTTCAACGCCTACTGCGTGGTGTCCTACAAGGGCACGGGCAAACTCGCCGCCCGACTTCTCGCGGCTTCGGTCATGTCCTGGCTGCGAGGCAAGCGGTTCGGCCAGCCCATCGGCATCGCCCAGCCCATGTCCGCCGACCCCGACACCTTCGCCGGGGACGCCGCTGGGGAGTATGAGTGCTTCCGAGTGATGTGGAGGCATGAGCCCGTCTTCCTCGGCACGTCCGTCTGGGATGCCACGGGCGTGATGCCCACCGAGGTCTGGCTGGGCATCGACCCGCTGACGGGTCAGGCCAACCTTTCGAGCTACATCAAGATTGCCCCTCCCGCCCCATGAACTTCCAGCAGACCGCCGACTTCCAACGCCGCCTCTCCAACCTCGTAAGGGTGGGGGTCGTGGCCTCTGTGGATCTCCCGAACGCCCGCTGCCGGGTGACTATCGGGGACCTACTGACCGCCCCCCTGCCGTTCCTGACCGCCAAGGCTGGCCCGGACAAGACATGGCACCCGCCCGAGGTGGGCGAACAGGTCCTCGTGCTGGCACCCTCTGGCGAGCTCACGGCGGGCTTTGTGCTGGGCGGGGTATACACGACCACCAACCCGCCACCTTCGGCGTCCCCAGACGTCAGCAAGATGGTTTTCTCCGACGGCTCCACGGCCACCTATGACCGTGCGCTCCACTCCCTGACCATCGACCTCCCGACCTCCGGCTCCTCGCTGGTGGTCAACGTCAACGGCAACGCCTCCATCTCGGCCACTGGCAACGCCCTGGTCGAGGCCGACGGCAACGCCACCGTCTCGGCTGGCTCGGTGGCCCGCATCGAGGCCGGTTCGCAGATCCAGATGGTGGCCCCTGCGGTCAGCATCACGTCCACCGTCACCGTCTCCGGCGATGTCACCGCCGGGGGCATCAGCCTCAAGACGCACCGCCACGGCGGCGTCTCTGGTGGCTCGGGTCAGACCTCAACGCCCGTCTGAGCGAAGTAAACGCACAAGACCAAAACAGGCCTTCTCCGTAAACTCCCCGCCTAATGCGAGGCATGGACTCCAGCACGGGCAAGGGGCTTGCCGGACTCGACCACCTTCGTCAGTCCGTGCGGGACATTCTCAGCACGCCCGTCGGCTCTCGGGTCATGCGTCGCGACTACGGCTCCAAGCTCTTCGAGCTGGTGGACGCCCCCATCAACAAGTCCACGAACGTGGAGATCACTGCCGCCACCGCCGCCGCGCTCCGCAAGTGGGAGCCCCGCCTCAAGGTCGAGACCGTGCGCGTGAGCAAGACCGAGCCCGGCAAACTTGAGGTCAGCCTGACCGCCCGCTACATCCCCACCGGCTCCCCGATGGTCGTCGAGGGCATCGTCATCTAATGGCTAACAACTCCCCCATTGACCTCAGCACGCTCCCGGCCCCCTCCGTGGTCGAGGTGCTGGATTATGAGGTCATCCTCGCCCAGATGCTTGCGGACTTGCAGAGCCGCGACCCGGCCTTCACTGCCCTGGTCGAGTCCGACCCCGCCTACAAGGTTCTGGAGGTCGCCGCCTACCGCGAGATGCTGACCCGTGCTCGCGTCAACGATGCCGCCAAGAGCGTGATGCTGGCCTACGCTGGCGGCACGAACCTCGACCAACTCGCTGGCCTGTTCGGCGTAGTCCGCAAGACGCTGGTCCCGGCCAACCCCAACGCCATCCCTCCCGTTGCCGCCGTGATGGAGGCCGACGCTGATCTCCGATTCCGTGTGCAGCTCTCCCTTGAAGGCCTGAGCACCGCCGGACCTGTCGGGGCTTACGTCTTCCATGCGCTCAAGGTGGCGACCATCAAGGACGTCGCCGTCGAAAGCCCCACGCCTGGAGCCGTCCGGGTCACCGTCTTGTCGGTGAACAACAACGGCGTCCCGACCTCTGGCGAACTTGCTCAGGTGACTGCGCAGCTCACCGCCGAGGACGTCCGCCCTCTGACGGACAACGTCACCGTCCAAGCCGCGACCATTGTGACCTATGCCATCACCGCCACGATCTTCGTGAACGATGGCCCCGACGCCTCGGTCGTCCTGGCTAACTGCCAAGCCGCCGCTCAGGCCTTCGCCACCGCCCGCTTCCGCATCGGTGCGGACGTCAACCTCTCCGGCATCTACGCCGCCCTGCACCAGCCCGGCGTCGAGAAGGTCGTGCTCACCTCGCCCTCCGCCAACCTCGACATCACGCCCACGCAAGCGGGCCGTTGCACCGCCATCACGTTGACCCTCGGATGAGTGATCTCCTTCCACTGAACGCCACCAAGCAGGAGCGTGCGCTGTCGCTTTCGACCGCACGTGCCGGGTCCGTCCCGGTTCCTGTCGGCGACCTGTGGAACCCGTTCACTTGCCCGGTCGGCATCCTGCCTTGGCTGGCTTGGTCCCTCGCCGTTGACCCTTGGGACAGCAATTGGACGGAAGACCAGAAGCGTCAGGCCATCTCCGACAGCATCTCCGTGCACCGTGTGAAGGGAACCATCGGAGCCCTCAAGCGTGCGCTTCAGGCCATCGGCTACGAGTGCGTGGTGAACGACCAGACCGGGACGGCCTACACCTTCCGTGTCGGCATCGACGTCACGAGCGGGGCTGCGATTAACGAGGCTTACACGCAAGCCGCCGCCATCGCCTTGAAGGTGAAGAACGCCCGCTCCCACCTTCTGTCCATCGACTCCCTCATCAAGCACAACGCCATGAGCA